TGGGATTGGGGATTCCCGGGGGTTCCACGCCCCCCCCATAAGCGGCTCCGCGAAGCAAAGAAAAAATCCGCACAAGCTATTAAAAAGTCTGCGTGGATCTTCGGGTTTTGAGATTCTCAATATTATTTTGATATTATTTCGCGCGATAGCTCAGCCAGTCGACCGACAGAGGGAAAGCACACGATGCATTATTTTCTTTCTGGGTGCTCGCGTCCCGAGGACGTCCCCTAAGCGTCCCGGACTCGGATCCTCCGGAGGTGGTGGAGGGTGCCGGCACGCCAGGCACCAGGAGGCGGTCACTCTTCTGGCGGTTGCACCACAGGTGCGTCAGCTGAAGGTTTGACAGCTCGGATCCGCCGCCCTTGGCCACGGGTATAATATGATCGACGGTCGCGCTCATGGGGTGGGGGTACTTTAAAGACATATCCACAGGACGGCCGCAGACCCCGCATACCGACTGTGAAGCCAGGATCTTCTTCTTGTTCTGCAGATACTTCCGTTTGTCTTTGCCATCATGGTCGGGTCTTGCCGTTTTCATGGTCAACACCAGTCGAGGCCATACCTGTCTATTACCGTGCGGAATTCCTCCTCATCATGGGGTCGGATAAAGTAAACAGGTTCGCCTTTAACTTCCCTCATCCCAGCGTGCAGCAGTTCATGATACATAAGGATCCGAAGCTGGTCCTCTGTCTTGCCTTGGACGTTCGGAGAGTAGATCACGATAATAAAATCATACGGGCAGAATTCAGCATACAGGGCCTTAACCTTGATGCATTCGCCCAGGACAGCAAGGCATCCGCCTTTCTTCTTCTTTCGATCAGATTCCATCGCACAGATTGCGACGCCGTACTCATGGATCCAACCGAACTCTTCTTTATGTTCGTCTATGATTTCCTCCATCATCTTCTGGAAGAAGTCGGATTTCGTAATATGTTCTGTCATAATTCGCCCACGCAAAAGGGACGCACCAAACGGTACGCCCCTCTCAGAAGGAAAGTGAAAAAGCAGGTCACCCCTGCAGGGATGTCAAGTTAAACCGTCAACGAGCTCTCGCTCCCTGTCGCTCAGCGGCCAGTAAATCGTTGCGGCCTTATCCGCTGCGGCCTTATCCGCTGCGGCCTTATCCGCTGCGGCCTTATCCGCTGCGGCCTTATCCGCTGCGGCCTTATCCGAAAGCAACAACCCGCCACCAAAAATAGTTTTATCCGTTCCGGCCTGTGAATCAAGCCGGCGGATAAATACCGCGCTATTCCGTGGTACAACGAACTCTATCCCGCGCTTTGCATATTTCTGAGCAAGCGCCCCGGTTATAACGTAATCGGGATATTCGTAAACCGGAAGCTCTGCCACGTTGTGCCGGAGATTGATCTTGTTAACCTCAGCAAGCGACAAATGCAGCTCCGGGTCCGTCCGCATAACCACGCCCGGTTCCAGACTGGTCACGAAAGCCGTATTAACACTTGCGCCGTTTTCGTAAGTGATCAAAACGCCACAACAGATAAACGTCGTCTTGTGCCTTGCTACGAGACTCAGCCCGGTCAGAGACGGAGCGAACAGGAAATAATCGCGCCCGGTTGCCTCGTAAAAATCAAGTATCTTCGTCAGAATCGAAAACGGCGGGTTATCTACCACGACACACCCGCCATCCGGATAATCAAACGCCTGATAATCACCGCCCGGCCAGAACGGCCTAACGAAGCTCTCTCGGCTCAGTCCGTACCGCTTCGCCACATAATCGGCCACGCAGTCATAAATGTTTTCCGGCGTCATACAATCATCTGTTGTTTTCTTTGGCTTGAACTTTTCTACAAAGCCCTCGTAATCTTCAAACTTTTCTTTGGACACCGATGAAATCATACAGTCACCATTTAAAAAGCCGCCCGGCTCAGGCGGCATCATGAAGGAGGCCGGGCTTTCGCCCGACGCGTCAGGCAGCCATCTCTGACGCAAACATTATGAAGAAGAACCTACTTACCCAGACAAAGTTCCCGATATCATATTATCATGGAGCTTACTGACATTCACTGACATCTTTGTTTTTCCCTCAAATGCTCCAGTGCAGAGGCATAGACACGATATGTCTGGCGGACAGTGTACCCGACTTTTTCAGCCACAGTCTCCATCGTCGGCCTGCTGTTCGACAGAAAATACATGCTCAGCACTTGCCGCTCCAGACTATCCGGAAGCTTATCTATCAGCTGCTGCGCGGCTGCCCGCCTCCGATAAAGCTTGTTGATCTTTTGCTCTAGCAGATTGCTGTACTCTGCTATAGCAGCCATGCGGTCAGTCACGGTATCGGCCGGAGATGTCTGGACCTTATCCCGGTCGTACCGGATCGCCGACGGCAGGAGGGCGGTACGCATATCGTTGATACGCGTCTGCAGTTCTTCGATCTCGCCCAGCTCATCCCTCACTGCGTATAGATACCGCTTTACGCTTCTCATCGTCTGCCGCCGTACCACATCGCCCAGACTATCATTGCCAGTATGCCCACGCACACTCCAAAACCAAATGATGCTATCATTTCTTCTCCTCCTTTACCGGCGTCTTCTTTTTCATTTCCTTCAGCACCTGCGTCCGGTTCGTCACCGCGTCAGCAAAAGGCTTGTGCCAATCCCTCACCACGTAATAGCGCCTCACCGACCACCTTGTTAAATCTCCCGGCAATATCACCGTGTGCAGCTCCTCTAATATCACAAGAGCGGCGCCCTTCAGCACATCGTCATTTCGCCACCAGCGAAGGCCGACCGTGTCCTCCATGTCCTGCCAAAGATACCAGCCGAGCTCCGCGCTCGTGTAATGCTCAAGAAACTTTATGCGATCATCGTCATTGTAAAATGAAAGTATCATTTCTTCTCCTCCTTCTCCTTTTCCTTCTCAGCGTCCATCCGGCGCTTCATCCACTTCTTGCAGGCCATATCGTCTTCTTCGACCAGCGTTCCGAACCGATCACACAGCCCGTCGTCATAATTCTCACATGTCCCGCACTCCTGATACATGATTTACCTCCCTGTGCTCCCGAATCCATTATCTCCTCTCGCTGTCTCGCCCAGCTCCTCGACCTGTATCAGCTCCGGAGTGAATACCGGAAGCAGGACAAGCTGGATGATTTTGTCTCCCCGCTCGAAGATCTTAGGGCTGCATCCGTCATGATATAGCTTGACTGTAATCGGGCCTGTATATCCGGCGTCAATCACGCCCTCGCCGGTAATGCCCCACATCACATTCAGACCGGATTTGCTCTTCAGGAACCCGACATAACCGTCCGGTATCTCAATGTGTACGCCGCTGTTGATCGTCCTCGTCGCTCCCGGCTCCAGCCGGAAATCATACGGCGTCCGGATATCATAGCCAGCGTCCGAATCGTGCGCCCGCTCCGGCATATAGGCTCCTGAATCCAGTTTGACGGAAATCCAACAGCCAGGGTCTTTAATCTGTTCCATCCTTGTCCTCCTCATACGGCTCTTTTACAAACCTAACCACTTTTCCATGCTTTGTGTAAAACGTGATTTCGTTTACATGGTCGAAGTCAACATCATCAAGCATATCCCACTGCTCTTCTGTAATGGGACTGTTCAGCGTTAACGTTATTTCATCCAAGATGTTCCCTCCTCCAATCATTCGCGACCCATGACAATACTTCATACGGACTATATTTTCCCTTCAGCTCTGACGCCTTAATTTGATAGTTAATCAGCCACGTCCACACCGCCTTCATGTAGGCGTCAGACAAAGGCTCTGGCTGTGCGGATGGCAACTGCTCAATAACTTCCGCAAGAACCTCCTTTGCGACCTGCGTCAGCCATTCGCGTTTATTTATCGCATCTATCGTATCCTCTGCGTATATCAGTCGCTTACTCATCCTGCCCCCTCTCTGCTAGGATGAAATATGTGTTATCCCGGTAACATTTGATTTCATCACCAGAATCGTAGTAACAAGTGCAATCTTCACCCATGCACGGCATAAATGTTTCATTGTAGTAGAACTCTCCGTAAACCGTTGCTGAAGCTTTTCTCTCACCGTGAACACGAAACGGACACGGTTTCAATTTGGTTGCATTGGATAATTTAGTCATCCTGTTCTCCTTTCCCTTTCCGCAATCAAATCCGCTTTCCATTTCAACCACCCCGGCTTGTCAATGCGCTCATCTCCGTACAAGTGCATCCGCTCCTGAAAGTCGCAATCCTCAATCATCACAGTCAGGTCTTTGTCACTCAGTTCTCGCAGATGCGGTCTGATTATGTCCCGCACTAAGTCGGGCATACATGTCTGCCGTCCGTGACAGTACCGAATAGCGCATATGGCAAGCGTTCCAAAATCATCGTTCGTCAGTTCACTCATCGGTTCTCCTTTCTGCCTTTGAGCAATATCCGTCCAATCCTAAATACTGCTCATAACGGCAAACACCATGCATAAGGCAGTCCTTGCACCGAATAATCTCTGGCTGTTCTGGCTGTGCGGACGCAAACGCCATAAATCGGTCAATTATGCGCTGATATTCTTCCGCTTCTTTCCATCTCTGCTGATTGCAGAGTTTTTCTTTGTAGGCATTTAAATGTATTCTGATTGCTTCGAAATCATCATCGGTCAACCGTTCTGGCTGTACGGCTGGTAAGTTATTCATCGCGATCCTCCTTTCTCAGCTTCAGCTCGCCCCTGCGGGCAAGCTCTTTCACTATCTGCAGGACTCTTTCCTCTGTCAGTGCCATATCGCCGGCAATCGCTCTGACTGTCCAGATTCCGCCACACCGGTACAGCGCCTTTATTTTGCCAATATCGATGCCTCGCGCCTTATGCGTTGGATCGTGTCCCGTCTGGCGCCAGACCCAGCGGGACAGGGCAGCGCCCGCCACGCCGAACTCTTTGGCCATGTCGCGATACGTTTCGCCGGACGCTTTGCGCCGAAGAACCTCGTCGATATCGATTCCGTCAAACTTGCTCATTAGCGCCTCCTTAACTGCCGGAGCGCTTCGGCATGTGCTCAAGGCGGACAGCAGCCTTGTCGAGTCCGCCGCTTTCGCCGACGAATTCGTTTATATCTCCGACAAGAGACTTTAAAAGGCTCTCCGCGTCTTTGTGAAGCAGAAGTATCGCAGCAAAAATAAACGAGGTCGTGCTGACCTGTTTCTGCTGGTCGACAAAGTCCGGCACTTCTTTTCCCGCTATCCTGGCTCCGCAGCCAAGCAAAATGTCGGCGACACCCTGAAGATCTACATCGTATTCCTGCCCGTCAACACGTACTTTCATTCTTTTTCCTCCTTCAATCAATCCACTGAAATTCTATCCCGGTCTTTTCCTTCAGTTCCCGGACCAGATCATGATACGTCTGATCAGACTCTCCGAACTCATATATCCGCCGTTGGAAGGCCTCTGTAAGCTTCCGAATACGTGTTGGCATATTGCCATACACGTCGTAGACACCTAATGCCATGCACACAAGCCACAGCATCAGCTGCCTATCATCCGCCCGGGTCTGTCGCTCTCTGACCGCAGCTCCGTACCGTCTGTCAAATTCCGCCTGCTTCTCCTGCTGTCGGGCAAGCGCTCTCCGTTGCTGTCTGTTCATTCGACCAGTCCTTTCTTGCGTGCACGATGGATCACATTATAAACAGCTTTCCGGTCAACGCCCAACCTACCAGCGATTACCAGCACGCCTTCGCCGGAGTTGAAAAGCTCGATGATTCTGTCCCGGATTTCCGGGTCAAGCCACTTCCGACGCTTGCGCTGCTCCGCTTCCGCCTCCCGCAGTTCGCACATCACGGACTCTTCGGGTTCCTCCATGTCCTCCGGATCCGGCGGGACGTGTTCTGTGATGGTCTCCTCCGGAGCGATCTCCTCATTCTCCGGAGCGATCTCCTCATTCTCCGGAGCGATCTGTTCCCTTACCGGAACAATAGACGGCACCGTGTCCATGTAGACCGCAATTTCCGCCATACATAGATAACAGTAATCCCTGTCAGCGCTGTTCGCGATCAGCTCCGGCTCGCCTGCCGGAATCTCTTTGCAGATCGTTATGTGATAACGTTCTGCGGTGATCTCCTTCCCGCAGCGGTCGCAGGTATAGATGATTCTTTTCATTGGTTCCTCCTTCTTCTGCTAGTTCACATATTCACAATTAACTGCCTCCATGTCTGTGTCCGCCGCCCGAAGACCCGTGCTGACTTGCAAAGGTAAGCTCTTCCTGCGTGGGAAATACAAATGTTCTATCATCCGCCGCCGCAGCGGCCTGGAACATCCCCATCACAAATGTCGCCTGCTCCCTGCTGCGGTACCGTGCGACCTCTCCGCCACTCCCATTCTTCGTCACTGCCTGTATTCCTGTCCCCTGTCCTGTGACGTATAGTCTTGACACATCATCAAAGTTATAAATTGCCTGTTTATTCTGCGTAACGATAATCATAACAACACCTCCATATATGCCGGAGTCCGGAATATGCGCGCCGGATCCGTCCGCCTCCTGTCGAAGGGCTCTGCCAGCGTATCGCCCTGAACAACCAAAGCTCTGCATCCGATCAGAGACAGCTGCAGGTATGTCATATATACCCCTTTCCAGTCCAGATCCTGGGCCACCACATCAAGCCGACGTTGGTAATCAAATCCGGCATCATGCAAAACTTTGCACGCTGCAATCACCATCCCGCCACCGCCGCATGAAGGCTCGTGCAGGCTGATTCTTCCGGTTTCCGGAAGCTCTGCGAGATCTATTCCGGCTTTGGCGCACAGTTCAGACACATGGAACGGCGTAAAAAACTGTCCTGTGTATTTGTTCCCCATTTCGGCCTCCATATAGACCTCTCCGAGAACGTCCGTCATCTCTTCCTCCAGCGCGTCCCCGAGCAGGACGAACATTCTTGCAAATTGCTCCAGCTCTTTGTCCTTGTACTTTCGTGCCGTGTCTATGTACAACTGCTCTCGATCCTCCCAGACCTTGTTGCGGATCATGCAGCAGGCGTTTTGCACAGAAATCGCACACAGCTGGATCCAATCCGAGAATATGTTGTATGGAGCGTAACTGCCGGACATATCTTTTATTATTCCGATAATTTCCTTTTTCGCTTCCATCCGTGCCTCTTATTTCTACTCCCTTGATCTCCGTCCAATATCAACGACGCAAGCCATGATCATCTCGCGAAAATATGGATTGCGTGAAGCGTCGAATTGCTTGTGCAGCCCCTCCGCCGCTTCGATCAACGCGTCCCAGAACTCCGGGACGTTCTCCGGGTTATAGAATTTCTTCCGGAACTCCCACAGGGCACGCTGGAACTCCTGCTCCTGCTTCTTCTGATCCTCTCTGATGCAGCCCATTTGCTTCTCCTTCTTCCTCTTCGTTACCTTCCGTTACCAAAATTATTTTTGAAATGGTAACAGAAGAATCCTTTATTTTAGGGAAAAACTGACATTTGTTACCATGTTACCATCGTTACCACGATTTTTTCTCACGCGCGAGGGTACGCATCAATGTGGATGTATCTCCCTATATATATATGTGGTTTTGCAGGGTAACTGTGGTAACTTGGTAACAGTTGTGTGTTTTGTGGAAACAATTCTATTATATTGTCTGATAATTTAATCAAATACGTTGTCATTGTCTGGCACTTTCATGAAATCATCGTCATATTTGAGGATGATCGAAACCGCCCGGCGGGTTTTTGTGTCCCCGGCGATCCGGCAAACCCTCGTGCCGTCCGCCCTGTCTTTGTCTGTGATAAGCAGATGCCGTCTGGCAGCCCATGAAATAAATTGTCTCCGTTCAAATCCTCCGCGCTTCAGGAGCTCTGAGAACGACGTGGTGTAAAAATTGCAAACCGCCTCGATTTCTCCGTTCACCTGCTCGCGCCTCACTTCGCCCCATTGCGATATGCCTTCTGGGGCCGAATCGTCGAAATGACCTTTGTCCGAATCGATCGTATCCAGAATGTACTGGTAGGCCCTGGCTCCATCAGCTACGGCGTGCCTGTCTGTCAGAAACTCCCTGACGTCATCGGGCTGGAGCGCTTTGCCGTCCCGGAAGACAGACTCTGTCGCGATCTTGTCAGCGGTCAGGATGGCGGCCATCGCGTTGATCTGCTTCTGCATCGTGTCAGGCCCTTCCAGCCTCTGTTCAAAATCGACCATTGTTCGAGAGATCTCCTCCGGATCCATACCCCGGACTGCTTCGACGAAGATCTTCCCGGCGTGTCCATAATGCGCTTTGACAAGCTCCGCGGTTTCGTGAGGATCCCGATAGATCTGTTCACCACATTCGACTTCCAGGATCCTGTTGATTGCCCCGCCTTGCTCGACATAGCTTGACAGAGGGCGCTCGCCGTTGATGATCGTGACATTGTTCCACTTGTATTCCCTGTTCTGTCCGAGATCCTTGTTGCTTCGGCTCTTCCCTTTGCCGGAACAGATATCGTAAACGAGGCCTTCCCAGTTGTCCCGGATCCTGCGAGATACTTTGCTTGTATCGTCAAGGACCATCGGCAGGCTATTTAACATATCGCACCTTGTCTCCAGTGCGACATCCGTGCTCTTAAAGTCTCCGATATATTGGCTGTCTGCCGGATCCGCCCAGACGGATGCCGCGATCATGATCGTGACCGTTTTGCCTCCCTCTGTCGTCCCCCAGAAGTCCACCACGAAACACTGGGAACCGGTTATTCTCAGCAGGACGCTGGCAAACGATGCTGCCAATGCTATGCGGGGCTCGATGCTGCCGGAAGCCCGCAGCTCCTTCATGTGGCTTGTCCAGATCTCCGGATCTCCGGCGGAGTGAACCGAAGAATACAGATCGCGGAATCGGCTCAACCCGTCGAAGCTGACGCCAGGATCATACGGCAGGAAGTACCGCCGGTTGTCTCTCCAGCCCAGTTTAGAGGAGGACCGTTGCAGGTCGATCAGATCATCGTTCCAATTTTCGACATCTGCCAGGTATCTGACCAGAAGCCGGGCGTTTTCCGAATTAACAGAGACTCCATACTTTGACAGCTCTGTTATTGTCGACGCCTTCGCGATCATCGCTTTCGGAACCGTCAACTCGTTCCAAATCCGTCCGCGTTTGAACGCCAGCACGATCTGCTCTTCCCCGGTCTCGATGTTCTGCAGCCTCCGAACCGGAAGAATCGGATGATAGCAAGCGGGCATCCCGATTATGTCGGAGCTGTAGGCAAAAACTCCGTCATCCGTCGCATACCATCCAGTACAAACCATGTCTGGATATGCAGTCCCGTCATCGTCCATGGTAAAGGCCGTCACTTGCGCTCCTCTGGATGTCATCGCTTTTGTCCGCCGTTCCTCATTCTTCCGGCGCCGTTCGACCCCTTCGTAGCGCTTCATCGTGTCGGTTACTCTCTTCACCATTCCCAGGGCCTTCGCCCGGCTGATGATCTCGTTTTCCCGGTCGACACGGTCGAATTCATCCTCGATCGCAATTAATTCTGTGTAGATGTCACGGTTCAGAATTGTATCCGCGTCTCGTGCTTTCAGATCAATCATGTCATCCCGTTCAGCTCCTTCCTTAGCTCGCAAAACTCAAAATACGCGGGCTCGAAATGATTCACGGCATAACACCAAGCATCCGACAGAGGCTCCAGCTTCCGGATCGCCGTCCGGTATATGTCGATATCTTTCGACAGCTCCCGGATCCGCGCGAGCTTCCCCTGCTTCTCCCGCTCCCTCTTCCGGCGCTGGATCTCCAGATCCCGGAGCTTGTGCCGGCGCTCGCTCTCGTTCGTGTGCTCATAGGATCCGCCCAGTGATAAAAACGCCGTCTTAAAATCGCAGTGGTCCATCATCTGAATGAATTTAAAGATGTCCCCCGTTGCTCCGCATCCGAAGCAGTAAAAACTATCTTTATAGACCTTCAGAGAGGCTGTCCTGTCGCCCTGGTGGAAAGGGCAATTAAGAAATCCCGCCCGATTCGGCTGGAGGCCATATCGTGACAGAATGTCACGCATGGAGTACGCCATTTTAATGTCTTCTACTGTCATGCTAAAATCTCCATGATTCTTCTTCCCGTCTCTGCCTTCTTGCAAAACAGGAAATCCACTTCATACTTTTCCGAAATGGTTGTCAGAATCTTGTAGAGGACCTCGCCTTTCATGGCCTTGGTCTCGACCGTCTGCCAGACTCCGTTTATCTTCTTCCGTTTCTTCCCTCTGGGATTCTCCCAGAAGATCACATCCTCCAGCGTTTCTATGGGAGCGCCGTGTTCGCAGAGGATGACCAGATGTATCCCCGCCTGCTGCGCTCGCATCAGCTCCGCCCGGAACCGCTCATGATCCTGCGTCACGTTGGAGCAGAGTTCTGTCAGATTCTGCTTCCTGTCGACGATCACAGACGGATTCAGCGGATTTTGGTAGTCGCCTACCAACAATTTGCTTGTGAAATAGTTGACGCCGGAAGCCTCGAAGGCTTTCACAATCTCGGAAATTGCCCGAGGCTTCTCCCGGCTGTCTATTTGAATTGTCATAAGAAGGGAAGCTCACCTTCTTCTTCCGGAGGCACATCATAGAATCCATCCGGGCCAGGCTCTGGCTTCGGGCTGGCGTCCGCGCTTCCGGATCCGGATCCCTTGCTCTCGACAAATTCGACGGCCTCCGCTATTACATCGGTCGTATAAACCTTCTTGCCGTCTTTGTCCTCGTAACTGCCGGTCTGGATCCTGCCAGCGATTCCGATCCGCTGGCCCTTATGAAAATATTTCTCGACAAACTCCGCCGTCTTGCCGAATGCAACGACTGACGGAAAGTCCGCCGTCGGGCCTCCCTCTGTCTTGAAACGGCGGTCAACCGCCACTGTAAAGCGGGCGATTGTCGTCCCGCCATTTGTGTATTTGACGTCGGGGTCCTTTGTCAGACGTCCAACAAGCTGCACTGTGTTCATTTCTTCCCTTCCTCCTGTTTCTCCTTGATCTTGTTGATGTTTTTAATGATGTTTGCGTGCTGGCTCTCCGTCAGCTCCGCCAGGCTGTTTCGCTTGTACAGACTGCACACGTAATCCGGCAGGATTTCCTTTTCTGTCAGAAGCGCTTCCAGCGCCTTCACCTTCTCCGGCGATATTGTTGCCGGCTCTGCCTTCCGGAGTTCCTGGCTTGCTGTCTGGTCAGGATCCTCGCCGGTGATGATCTTGTACGCCTTCATCAAGGCGTATTTATCGGCGTAAGTCATGGCTTTGCCGGGAGCTTTGTCCTGCGGGTCTACGCCATCGCCGTATGAAGGTATTTCGATATAGTCTGACGGATCATCTACGTTGACGAACCTGTAGACGATCTTCAGCCGCATGAAAAGCTGGCGCTTGGTCTTTCCGTCATAGCCCTCAGACTCCAGGATCTGCTCGCTCACGATCTCCCGGGAGATCGGGTACGAATAGATACCGTATTTATTCTCAACAAGCTTTACGGCGTGAAGGACATCCGCTTCTCCTGCTGCCTTGTATGAACTTTTTCCGTAGCCCACTTCTAAGTTTTTGGCTACGGCGCTTATCTCCTTTGTCGCCTGCATCAGGCGCTTATAGATATTGTCAGACATTCCTCTCCTCCTTATTTGATTCTGAGCGATTCACTCTGCTCAAGATGCGCGATGCCCGGAAGCTCCATGCCGGCCTTCAGGTCCTCTTTGATCTGAGTCCGGTTTATCTTCGGTTCCTGCGGCACAAGATACTTGACCGGAATCCGTTCGATGTCGTCCGTGTCCATGACGACGCTCGCGGGGTTCTTCTGGACAGAAAAGCTAAACTTCTCTGTCTTGAATTTCGTCTTGCCTGTCACCACCATGGACTTCTGCAGGGAGTCCTTTATCCTCTGTCTGTTGGCTTCCATGGCCTTCTTCCGCTCTGTCAGTCTGGCGATCTCTTCCGCCAGCATTTTGATGTCTCCGTCAATGGAAATCATGACGGTGGCATAGCTGTCTGCCTTGTCCTCGATTTCCCCGCCGAGGCCCTCCAGCGTGTCGGCGATCACTTCCGGATCTACGTCCGGATCTTCTGCCAGTTCAAGGAGCCGCATATAGTCGGCTGTCAATTCGTATAACGTCATGCTTCTTCCTCCTTCTTTTCTTCTTCAAGCCTAATCAAGCTCTGCGACTGTATAATGATCTCTGATACGACTCTGCTCATCGGCAGGCAGGTCTCGCTGGTGATGTCCACCAACACGTCGTAGGCCTCACGGGTCAACCGGACAATGGGCCGGTCACTGTCCGAGTACGTCACCCGCCTTTTCGGCAGGTGAATAAATCCGTCATTCATTCCGTCCATTCCAAGCCCTCCATATTGACGTCACGCACCCTCGTGCCGTCCTCCATCTCCGCCAGATAGCAGAATCCTTCCGGAATCGCTGGAACATAAGCCGTGTGCTGTTTGCACTTGTCGTCTTCGAACCAAACACAATTCCTGCAACGGATGACCCTCATTTCATCACCCTGGAATTTCATATTGTCGTATCCCTCCTTATCGTGTAGAATGAGGGAGAAGAAGTCTCCGGGTCAGTGGCTTTCTCCTGCCCGTCCGTGTTCGCAGCACGGCGGGCATCTTTTTTTCTGTTCCACACAGGATTGGTTCCGATCACCGCATAAGTGGCGATCAAACTCAGGCTTAAGCCTGTTGCTACGAAATTGGCCGGACCGTCAAACTGCCATACCGGGATCAGCGCGGCCCCGAAGCCGATCAGCGTCCCCAGGACGCAGTCACGGCATAAATACATCTGTCTCTTTGTCAGTTTCTTCCCCTTCATCTTCTTCTCCTCCCCAGATATACCCCGTAAGCTCATACAGCTTCTTCGGGCTGATGTAAAAAGCCCTGTTCTTTCTCCCTCTTCCCCGGCCCCGGCGCACTGGAATGAAGCAAACTCCAATGTCCAGAGTTCCGTCAGCCATCCTCTGGCGGACAGTCTCCGGAGCCATTCCGAGGACCTTCGCGGCGATCCTCACGGGGACACCGCCGGTTGCGAATTTCATTTTTCCTCCTTTCCGCAGCTCAGCGCCACCCAGCAGTGGTACTGTCCGCACGGCAGGCGGAAATCGCTCACCGACTTCTCGCGCCTGTTTTCGGGACAGTCCGCACATTTGCAGACATTGGCGGGGTTACCCATAAATCTCAGATACTCTTCTCTTTTCATGGTTCTTTCTCCCTTCGCTGTTTGGTATCTTATAAAGTTACTCTCTGGTAAAAAAAATAGACATGGGATCGCTGATGTCCAGAGTATCAATCATTATCTGGATTTCGTCGCTTCCAAAAACACCCCTTTTCATTTTTTCGTAGAAGGTCTTTCTCGCGATTCCGATCCGGTCTGCCATTTCGCCCTGGCTCACATGCTTCTCCGCCAGAAGCCCGCGCAGCTTGTCTGTGTTAATCATGCCGTCACCTCCTTCCCTGTAACCTCACAGGTTACCTTTATCATATTGCCGCAAAAGTGACTTGTCAAGTTATTTTTGGTTGATATTGTAACTTTTTCGTGTTACTATGAAGCGGGGAGAGAAATGGAGCGAGCATGAAGATAGGTGATAGAATAAAGGAAATCCGAACAAAGCACGGCATGTCGCAGGTTATGCTGGCAGATAAAATTAAGGTCAGCAAGCAGACGCTGTACAAGTATGAAAACGGAGTCATCACAAACATCCCTTCCGATAAAATTGAAGCCATTGCCGAAGTATTCGGCGTTTCTCCCGCTTACTTCATGGGATGGGACGAAGGGCTTGCTAAGCGCTTGACAGTATATTGCGACGAGCTGAAGGCGCAAAGAGTCGCGGAGCTTTACCGGCTCGCGTCAGAGCGCGATAGAAAAATCATAGATTTGATTCTAAGCGAATATGATAGGAGGTGATTCTGTGCCCGCACAAAAGAAATACACCCGCCGCGCTGACGGCAGGTATTATACGAAGGTTTCCGCCGGCTCTGACCCATCCGGCAGGCCGATCCGGGTCAACGTCTACGGCAGATCCGTCGCGGAGCTTGAACGAAATATTGACGCCGTAAAGGCCGACGTGATCAATGGCACTTTCGTTATCGATAAAGATGTCACCTTTGCCGAGTATGCGGAAAAGTGGTATCAGGTTTATATCGACGGCTCCGACCTGTCGCACAACCGGAAGTGTCTGTATAAAAACACGCTGAAAAATCATGTTTCCTGCTTGCTTCCGCTGAAGATGTGCAAAATCACCCGGACCAATGTCCAACAGGGGTATAATGCCCTCTCCGGTCATCCGGATCTCCAACGCGAATACAAGATGGCGGTCAACCAGATCTTCCGCGCCGCCATCGAGGACGGCATCTGTGTCCGGAACCCTGCGGAGAACATTGCGACAGCCCCGGCCCGGAAGAAGAAGCGCCGCGCGCTGACCGAAATGGAGCGTAACGCCATCAGGAAAGCCGATCTGACAGACAAGGAGCGCTGTTTTATCTATCTGCTCTGGTACGCCGGGCTCCGCAGGCAGGAGATCTTAGCCCTTACTCGTGGCGATATCTCCGGAGATAGCATCACAGTCAATAAGGCTGTAGAATTCCGCGGCAATCAGTCCGATCTGAAGGAAACGAAGTCGGCAGCAGGCGAACGCGTGATCCCTGTTCTGGATCCGCTCAGGCCTGTTTTAGCTTCATATTTGCCACTTTGCGAGGGCTTTTATCTCTTCCCGGATAAATCCGGGGCTATAATGTCAAAAACTGCGTATCGGCGCTTTTTCGAGCAAATCCGGCGTAAGATCAATGACGCGGCAGGCGGGCGCGGTCACTCTGTCAAAACGGTTGTCTCCGGCAAGCCCCGACATACTTACGTATATGATCTTGACGTGATCCAGGGGCTCACGGCGCACACATTCCGCCACGAGTTCGCAACGATCCTGTACTACTCCGGAGTGGATCTGCTGGACGCCGTCCGGATCTTCGGACACGCTGACAGCCGGACGCTGACCGACATCTATGCAGAGCTCCGGCAGGCTGAAAGCGGATCAGTCAAAAAGCTGAATCAATATCTTGCCCGATACGCCGGAACGAAGCAGTAACATTTCGTAAAAAGTTGTTAAGTATTCAAAATGTATTCAAACATTTTTTGATTTCTGGAAACGCCGTAAAAATGCGGGTTCTGAGTGCTCAGCTTCTTCACTCGTAATGAAGGGGTCGTCAGTTCAAATCTGATTTCCAGCTCGACAGAAAAAAGTCCCGGAAGCCTTGATTTTACAGGGTTTTCGGGACTTAATTTTTTCGTAATAGTTATTACGGAATGATTAAGAAATGGTTATAAATCGTCAGAAAAAGTATTCGGATGTATTCAAAAATGTATTCAGATAAAAAGGCCGGAGAGCATTTGCTCCCCGGCTTATTTTTTTACATTTACTAAGAAGTGGTTACCGTAAAGTTTCCAAAAGTTTCAAAATCCGATGATTTTCTTCCAGGTAGCCGGCCCGCATATGCCGTCCTGGGTAATTTTTACGGCCTTCTGATACTTCTTCACAGCGGCTACAGTATTATCCCCATAATCGCTGTCTAATGTCAAGGCCTTTCCATCCGCGCCTTTCTTCCCGGCCATCCGGAGGAGCTTCTGCAGGAGCAGGACCTGCGGTCCTTTGGATCCTTTCTTTAAGGTAGACAGTTTCACCGTATAGGCCCCGTCTTCTTCGCTGGCGCCGTCCGACAGATCCAGTGATCCGGATCCGGAGACGGCTGCTTTAAAAGCTGTCCACTTTGCTTCGCTGCCATTGATCGGCGGGATCCATCCGGGTATCCCAGGACAAAACTTTCCGGTAACGTCGTAGTGCCGGATCACCCGCCCGATCGGGATGCCATACTTGTTCATCAGATACCGCACAAGCTCCACACAGGCCTTGACTGTGGCGTCCTCAAAATACCACGCGCTCCCGTTCCTCCGGCAACACATCTCGATCCCGATCGAATTGCTATTGGTGCACTGTCCGAAGAAGGATCCGCCGTAAGCGGTCTGACGCCCTCCGCCACAGTGCCAGCTGTACCGCTGTTCGATGGCTGGATTGTACTGGTAAATTACTCCGTCATGGCCGACGAAGTAATCTGCAGACGCCTGCCTGTTGCCTCCATTAAAATAGGTCACATTATTGGCGGCGGAGCCGACGTCTCCGACGTAATGCACCACGATATACTGGATCTTCTGGGATCGGCCAGAAGTGTTGTAACCCTGGAATCCACTGTTCGGTATGATCTTCATTCAGAATCACCGTCCTCATCCTCGTAAAACTCCGCGTCCGTGATATCCTCCAACTCCTCGTCTGCCTTGTAATTCATGCTGCTGACGCACAGGAGCGCACCGATCAGTGTGGCAATAGCAGTAATCGTCTGTGCGATTTCGTTGGCGAACGGAATGCCCCAGATTTCGAAGATTGCCACGATAAATGTAGCAATGGCCGGCAGCGCGATGATCGCCACCCACTTCAGAATGTCATAAGTTTTGTTCGATAACTTCATGCCTGATCACCTCCGCTGAATTTGTGCTCTGCTATCAGTTGCTCATAGGTTGCCTTGATAAACTTCGTGGCGGCATCCGCATAGCCGTTCCGGAAGTCCTTATGTGATTCACAGTACCGTTCGTACATAGGAATCGTTTCTTCCAGCACGTTCCGGAAGCTGTCCCGCCCGTGATGCTGTCCGTTCTCACATTCGTCCGCAAAGGTCAGTATCTTGTCCCTGGCTGTCTTTGCCTCGCTCCTGTCGACCTTTTCGTCAACCACACGAATGGAATGCTTGATTTCCTCCAGCGTCGCCTTCGTCGTGTCTTTCTGCTCCATTTTGTACTGGATCACTGCCCACAGGCCGGATGAGCCGAAAACTGAAACCACTACTGAGATGAATATCTGCCAGCCGGTACTCATAAGCCTAAATCCTCCAGTTTCTTCTCCAGTGCGGCAAGCCGTTCCTCAAGGCTGTTTATCTTTTCTTCCTGCGTGTCGATGACCTTCTTCTGCGATTTGATCATCTGGAACATCGCAGGAATCATCAGCTTGTCGTTCCAGTTTTCAGTCAAGCCCTCGCGGTTATGCGTCGCAGCTTCCGGGAACCACTCTTCAACATCTTCCGCGATGAACATCGGGACATATTTCCCTTCAAGCGCGTCGCCCTCTTCCAGATAGCCGTCCTTGAATTTCGCGTAAACCGGCTGAATGCAGTACAGCTTTTCGACGTCCTCTGCGGTCATGTCGCGCAGTATGTCTTTGTACCGCTTCGAAGATGATGGAGCGTAGTATATCCATCCGGCATGGTTCTGTGGTGCTGGCGAGCCGGATCCATCGTCAATCGTATCCCATGCGCTTGTGTCAAGGACAAGATACGCGAAGTTACTTGATTTGACACCACGCGGACGAAGGTAGATATTGCCGGAGTAATCAATCCTTGCGGCAGCTTCCCAACTGCTTGACGTCGTCGGCCTGACTCGGACAGAAAGCGCCGGGCTTGTCTGAACAGCGGACAGAAATACCTGCGACAGGTTGGTCGTGCCGGTTCCGGTCAGCCGGTTGGCGGAAAGCTCAAATCCGCCAACGGTCCCGCTTTTTGCTGTCAGGACACCGGCAGACGTCACGGCAAAGTTCCCGTTTCCGAGGTTGATGCTTCCACTCGAGATGTCCAGCGCCCCGTTTGTCAGGTCAAATACTACATTGCGATTCACATCAGCCAGTGTTCCGCCGGAGATGTAGTCTGCGTTTATGTACAGCAGGCCGTTCCGCAGATAAATGCCTTGTGTGGCTCCGTAATTCGTAAGAGTGTTAAATATATCCTCCTGCGTTGGCGCTTCTGTCAGGCAGGGATTGTACACATACAGATTTCCACCGCTTCCGGTGCCGAAGCTGCTCCATCCGCCAATGGTCACCTGTGCACTCGACGTGATGGTGGTCAGGTATGCATAGATTTCGTACTTCTGCCAGTCAGATGTTACCGTGACTGTGCGGCGGACTCCCGCCGTGTTGCCAAGCGATACGATTATATCGAAACCAATGACGGAATCCGTTTTCAGCCAAACAACGAGCTTGTAACCGCCTTTCGACTTGATCGGCGCGTTCGTTGCTGCCCTTGCATTAAGTGAGCAATTCGTGCTTGTGGGCGTGACGCACCACGCTCCGGACGTCGTTCCGTCACTGTACGGCTCATACCCGGAAGCGTCCATGGAAATGCTTCCTCCAACCACGTTCCAGTATTCCGAGCTGAATCCGAAGGGATCCTTTAAAAGGTTCTCAGCCTCGCGCACCACTTTCGGCTCCAGGCTGAACTCGCCCGTGTTTAAATTCCAGTAGTTTGTTCCGGCATGGTCCGTCAGGATGCCCGTCGTCATATAGGTGGCGTTGATGTACAGAAGGCCGTTGTTCAGATAAATGCCCTGCGCCGCCCCATCATTCGTCAGGATATTAAATACTTCCGACTGCGAATAATTATAGAAGTCCTGGGCATAGTACAGGCAGGGATTATAGATCGAGATTGTCGCATTATTCTCTACGGTATAACTACTTTCTCCGCCAATCATTACCTGACTCGCAGAGCTTATCGCGCTAACCGTTTCTGTAAACACGTATTTCTGCCAGTCTGTCGTTAGGTCGAGCGACTTCTGGTTGTTTGTGCTGTTCAGGGTCACTATGATCGTCGTTGGCGCCGACGCCTTCAGCCAGACAGACATTGTGTAAAGGCCAATGCTCGTAATAGGATTGTTGCTTGTCGGATCGCACGCCACATAGCAATCAGTATAAGTTCCGTCGCCGATGTCGTCGCCGTTATCGACCGCGGTCAATCGAAACGCATTGTGCCCGCCCTCCGGATCCTCTATATTCGCCTCCAGTGTTCCGACATGTTCCCAGTGAGACGATGTCAAATCATACGGATTTAGGAGCAGGTTAGTCGAGTCTGCGATGATCCTCGAAGACAGGCTGAATTCTCCTGTGTCCAGATTCCAGTAATTCGTTCCTGTCTGATCCGTCAGAAGTCCGGTAATCATGCAGCCGGCGGAAAAGCCCTCAGCCGTGCCGAACGTGGTCCATTCCCAGTCAGTATCCGCTGCATTCCTGGTTGTGGAGATCTCGAACCCCTGAGTGCCAAGACACATGGCTCCGTAAGTCGGCGAATCTGGATCCAGATCTTCGAACAGGATCGCACGTACGTCCTGCGTCTCGGAAATGTTTTTCTGGTAGCGGAGCTGCGTCTTCGCTGCATCGAGGATACCCTTCACCTTGTCCGCCACAATGTTGTGACTTTCATCAGTAATGGTCGATACGGTCCGGACAGTAGAAGCCACCTGCTCCGCAAATGTCGCTTCATAATCGCCCAGCGTTACACCGATGACTCTGTCGAGGCAGCAGTCCCATGTGATCGACACGACGCGCGCCTCCGTCTCGATGCCCATCCGTGTATGGACAAGCTTCACGGTGTCGCCCAGTGACAGCGTTTCGATTTCTGCGTAAGGCGCATATTCTGCCGTGTCCGCCAGAACGAGCAGGTCAACTGCTACCGATACGGCAGGCTCATTGACTTTATCGTTGGTGAAAACATTGGCGGCAGCTGCCCGGAGAGCAGCGTCCAGATCTGCCTGCGTTGGGCAGATTGTGTCCGATTCTTCCGCGTACTCCACATCGGAGGCCAGCTTGATGTTTTCGAAAACATATTCTTTAGCGTGAACGGTTGCGAAGCTGCTGATATTTGGAGCATCCACGTACAGCGGCGCCACGGAAAGTCCTCGCCCGTTATATCCGACAGGATAGATCCGCGTCACAACATCGGACTCGTCAATACCATACTCGACGCCAGTGATGTTCTTCCCGTATCGAACAATTACTCCTCTGTTCGTACCGATCGTATCGTTAATGATAATCCGGAAATTATCATAAAGAATTTCGCCGCCCCATCTTTCGATGAAGGACGGCGATTCTGTTCCGTTTATACAGTCCATCAGATTGCGTCTGGTGAAATAAGCCGTAGCCACGGAAGTAATGTTCGAACTTCCGGAGTACTCCGTTCCGGTCATCAGGATGTCAAGCGCTTGCTGTCCTGTCTTCCCGGTGGGTCTGGCATCCATGATGAAGACATTGTTCGCGGAGTCGAAGAATATCGGATATGCGGTCGCAGTCACGGAACCGTCTGACTTTTCGACCTTGTAAATTCTGAACAGCTGTGCGTCTCCGACAAATGTCGGCACCGATAGGACGGCATCCTGCACTATTTCACGCCAGAAGCCCGTGATCGGGTGCTCCATTGACAGTGCCCAGGAGCCGTTAAGGTCGGCCTTCAGCTCGCATGTCGTCGGCGACAGTACGAAATCACCATTATTTGAAAAATTCGTATTGCTGGGCTTATAAAGCTGAATCATTACAGGGTCCTCCTGCGCGGCATGACGTAAATGCGACATCCGGTAGCACTTGCATTGGCCGTCTGCGTATTCGTGCCAGGCAAATACCACAGACTCTCATAGTTACCGACAGTATCCGCATTACAAACCGTTCCGTCATCCCGGTATGCGATCATAAATTCTGAATCCACGAAAGTGGTTCCCGTCACGTTAATCCTAAACGTTTCGCCGTTTGTCGTGATCGTATACAGTGCATCACCAACGAACTTATAAACAGGTTTACAAAGCTCATAGTCATTCGTAAGGGAAATGCTGGCGCGAGGATAGAAGCTCGCCCCGGAAACGAGATAGCGGTATCCCTGGCAAACGAATGTTGCTTCAAGCGTTCCGGTCAGTCTGGCAATGCGCTCCGACGTGTCGACCGTCACGTATTTGACGCGATAAAAGCCAAGCGTATCGTCGGAGAAGCTCAGCATTCGCTCTCCGGACATCGCCAGATCAACAACACTGTTCTCTGTGTTGATCACATAAATCCCATCCGTAGTCAGATAGGGCTTGTACGTGTGCTGCTGCAGGAGCCAGGCCTTCGTCTTGTAATACTTCTCGTGCAAGGCGGCCTCCGTAGCGCCCTTAAAAGCGACCGCTACGGTTATGGCTATGTCAGAGACAGCTCCGTCAAATGTAAACAGGCTGCCGTCTCTTCCCGGAACTTCATTCTCATTAAGCTTAAGCGCGGCCGCAGAAGGGCAGGGCTTATTGGTCACGATCAGGCCAAGACTCTCGCTGCTCGTGCCGTTGTAAGTAATGCTGTAAGCCATTATTCCATCCCCCTTGCAAGCGACCAGTTCTTGCGCTCGCGAGACATTCCCTTGTTTGCCTTATCGACTATATAGGCGTCGAACTTTTCGTTTCCGACATAAACATTGACTGCGGCGCCCTCTTCGATGGCCTGCAGGATGGCATCAAGCCTTCTTGCTACGCCACTGCTGCCGACAGCGTCCGTTATGTCGCTCATAAGCTGCGCCCGTCCATACAGAACTTCGTCTCCTGCCTCGCCGGCGCCAAAGAGCGTTGCGTGCCGGAACATGTACGGCTGCGACATTGCCTTTCCGTGATAACTGGCATTTCCCCACTGGTCGACATGCCACGATGGACCGCTCCCGCTTCCGAGGTCTGTGGTGACTGTTGGCGAGTGCATGGTGAGGTTGGCTTCTTCTTTCTTTTTATTGACGCTCGACAGCCATTCGATCGCGTTCCTGGCCCAGTTTATTACCCTGATGATCGCAGTAGTAATGTTGTTCCACGCCGTCTTTAGCCCACTAAGAATGTTACCTACGAGTGTGCCGCTAATCCATGTGCCGAAGTTACTAAAGGCATCCCAGAGATTATTTACCCACGTGCCGACGGTTCCAAGTGCGCCCCAGCTGCCACCGACCTGTTCGGACAGGAAGTTCTTCAGCGTGGTCCACGGCGTAAGGAACAGCCCGCCAATCCACGTGCCGAAAGTATTCAGGTTTTCCCACAGCGAACTGAACCACGACCACAGTTTGTTTATCGCTCCCTCTTCTCCACCAAGGGTGTCCGTAAAGAACGTCTTAACGCTGTTGAATGCTCCGAGGAATGTTTCGCCGACAAACGTGCCGAAGTCGGACATGTCTGTCCAAAGATCATCAAACCATGTCCACAGTGTATTTATGGCTCCATCCTCGCCGCCCAGTGTGTCGGTGAAGAAGTCGCTCAGATTGGAAAATGCCGTCTGGAATGTGTCGGAAATCCATGTTTTCACTGGTTCCAGTTTTTCCTTCAGCCAGTCGAACTTACTCCTGAGCTGTGTTATCTTCGTCCGGAGCGTCTTTCCGAGATAGCTCCCGAGGTTTGAAAAGGAATTCTTAAACCCGCCCTTAATCCAGTTGCCAATTGGCTTCAGACGCGTCTTCAAATTACTGAAATGCTCGCGCAGCTTCGTGATGGCTGGCATTACAACATTAGTAATAACGTTCTTAATCGCAGTAAACACTGGCTTTAGCGTGTTATCCCAGAGATTCTTAATTCCGGTAAAGGCCGTAGAAACGAATCCCTTAATCAGTGGCCAGTACTTCTTAAATGCTGGATACAGCGTCTTCGTGATAAAATTCTTTATCGCCGTGAAGACTGGCTTCAGGACTGTGAGCCAGATGGTCTGGATGACCTCGAAGACTTTCTTTATTGCATCCCGAATGTACGGCCAATACTCCTGCATGGTTGGCCACAGTGTGTCAACGACAAAATCTTTCACGGCAGTAAATGCCGGCTCAAGAACATCCGTCCAGGCGGTCTCGATCGCATCAAAAACAGTTGTGACGGCCTCCTGGATATACGGCCAGTATTCCTGTATGGCTGGCCACAGCGTGTCAACGACAAAATCTTTTATCGCCGTAAACGCTGGCAGCAGAACGTTCGTCCACACGGTCTTTATCGCCCGGAACACTTTCACGACCGCATTCCGGATGTACGGCCAATATTCCTTCATTTTTGGCCAGAGAGTATCAACAATGAAATCCTTTATCGCCGTAAACGCCGGCAACAGAACATCGGTCCATGCCGTGCTAATCGCGTCAAACGCATTGCTGATCGCGTCCTTGATGTACGGCCAGTACTCTTGAATCTTTGGCCAGAGAGTATTGACGATGAAGTCCTTGATTCCGACAAACGCTGGCTTAAGGACCGTAATCCACGCTGTCTTGATTGCCGTGAACACGTTCTTGACGGCATCTCTGATGTTTGGCCAATATTTCTTGATCGCTGGCCACAGCGTATTGACCACAAAATTCTTGACGGCAGTGAACGCTGGCTTCAGGACATTCTCCCACGCCCACTTGATGCCTTCCATCGCTTTTGTGATCGCTGGCTTTATCCAGTCCTGCCAGACCTTTTTTATGATTGGCCACAGGGTGTCACGGCACCAAGTTGCGAATTTTCCGAGGGCTGGGAACACGTAGTTCTGGAGGACATGCACAACGGCCTGCATGACGGTTCTGAGTGCAGAGAATACCTTGTGCACTACCGTCTTGATTTCTGGCATGTGGTCAAGGACCCAGTCAAGTCCAGCCTGCATGACCGGCATAAGCTCCGCGCCCAGAGTGTTTTTGATGGCGTTGAAGCTGTCGGTCACGTCTTGCATCGTGTCGGTGTACGTAACGCCCGCCTTGATCGCATCGTCAGACATGACTATGCCCAATTCGTTGGCGGCGGTCCGCATATCGTTAATGGAATCCGTGCCGCCGTTGATCATCGGGGCAAGCTCTACGCCGGCCCGTCCGAAAAGCGTGGATGCGATCGTGGCGCGCTGGGTCTCGTCGCCCACTCCGGCCAAAGCGTTCAGCGTGTCCCACATGACATCTTCCTGATTTCGGAAGGTGCCATCGTTATTCGTCACCGACACGCCCAGGGCTTTAAACATCTCTGCCTGTTCTGACCCGGCATCCGTCGCGCCGTCCATTGCTGTACGGAGCGATTTCATGCCCTGTTTCATCACATCAGCAGTAGTGCCGCAGTGTCTTGCGACATAATCCAGTTCCTGATAACCCTTCGCCGAAATGCCGATCTTCTGCGACATCTTGTCCACGGTATCGGCATAATTTGCCGTGCTCTGTGTGGTCGCCGCAAAGGCAGCTCCGACAGCTGCGACGGCTCCGACACCCACGGCCCCGACCTTCAGCGCCTTAGACATCGCGCTTCCGGCGTTTTTACCTGCCTTCGCGCCGGCTTCGGTTCCGGCGTCACCCATGGTGTTGGTCAGGTTCGATTTTATACCTTCAGTCGTCGGCACGATCTGAACGTATGCTTGCGCGAGTGTTGCCATCTATTTATAGCCTCCCCAGAATCCTGTTTCTTGCCGCCTCAAATTCTTCCCCGGAGGCGAAATGTGCGTAATCAGCCTTTCCATCTGCCTTGCCAGGATTAAGCAAGGCGTCCACCATCATCTTCGGACGATTCCTGTTCTTCTTCGCGTCTTCCGTCTTTGTCCAGGCTATGAAGGATAGTCTGTCAACGATTGACGCCAGTAAGAGAGTGTCCATGCTGTAGGAATCACCGCGCATCTTCATCATGATGCGGCTGTTTTCCCTTAACCCACAAGCAAGCACCGCCAGCTTTCGCGCTGGCAGTGCCGTCATTTCAAATAATCCGTATGTTTCAGCCAGATCGCACGCCAAAGCATCGCGATCCACTCTAAGCATGTGGGCAAGGGTTAAGAGTTTTTTGATGCATCAATCGCGGCAAAGATCTCCTGCATCGCGTTCGTCATTGCGGTGACCGTGACTATTCCGGCTTCATTCCGCACGTGCTCGCGCAGTGCAAGCTCCTGGTCTTTGCCGAGGATCTTCACGAGGATCTTCGGAAGCCTGGCATTGTCTTCTGACGCCAGGTCCTCCAGAAGCTCGTAGTCATCCGTTACACTGTCATTGATGTCAAAGCTAAATCCCGAAGCTGTTTTTCCCTTCATTGTGGCTCCTTTCCACATGCTTAGCTAGTCAATCAGGCTCTCTTAATATACTCGTAATGATAATTTCCGCTTGCATCGGACATGCACTTCAGAGTTACGCCATATCCGACCGCCTCATTATCAGTGTACGAAATCTCTGCGATGGTGGTCACGCAGGCATCCGGAATGACGATCCTCTTCAGGCAGCCGTCACGCATTACCATATCAAAGACCCAGATGTACTCTTCCACTTCCGCAACGCCAGCGCTCACGGCAATCCCTGTCGCGAGTGTTCCCGTAACGTTGTCCGCGCCGTAAACGGTCTTCAGGACTTCTACGTTCAGGCTCTCAATCAGAGTAAACTGGAAGGTGTCGTCCGTGCTCTCCATGTACTGGAGAACTGTGTCACCGCCCCAGGCTTTAATTGATCCGTCGCTGATGTCACGGTTGTTTGTCATGCCGTCATCAGAGCAATAGCCGAGGCTAACAAACTCCGTTGCAAGCGCGGTCTCTGCATCGGTCGGCAGAGTCGTTCCGATCGGAGCGCGGTACACGGCTCCGGACACGGCAGGCTTGCCGGTCGAAACATTTGTAGCAACATTAGCCATAGATTTGCATCTCCTTTAAAAGTATACGACCTCAAAGACTGCCTGATAGCGGGGCTGCCGTCTGGTCGTGTCCGTATAGTTGGTTTCAGAGTTAAGCCGGACGCCGGATACGTTGGCGGAGCTGCCAGGCATTTCCAGCAGAGCGTTAACGACGCTCTCGCTCAGCGCCGCGGCCTTCGCCATCGTCGTGTCGTAAGAATGCACCGTGATGAAAGCCCTTCTTACTCTGTTCGTAATGCTTCCGCCGCTTTTGGAGACGATCACGAACTTCTCCGGAAGATCCTTCGGGACCTCTCCGTATACGCCCACGCCTTCCAGCTCCTGCGAGAGATATTGAATGATTCTTGCTTCGATCACCATTTATGTGCACCTTCCTAACAGCGTATCGCGAAGCGCTTCCGCATCCGCTTCCTCTACATTTTCCCCGCCTATTGAAACATTGGCTCGTGTTAATCCGACATAAGAGCCGACTTCCATGCCTCCCGGGACCTCCACGGCAATTTTTTCCGCTTCATCCTTCAGAATCTGGATTACATCGTCCGACTTCAGGAACTCTTTGATTCCGTCACTGTCCAGGACGATTTCGACCTTCTTACTCATACCGGCACACCATCACCTTTTTGTTCCATCTAAGCGGAATCATTGCTTCAATGCCTTCTGTCGGCAGGCCGAATGTCAGCCATGTCTCGCCGAAGAAGCGCACCTTTGTGTTCTCCCAGTTATGCGCATCGCCTTTCGGTATTCCGAGGGTATATACAGCCTTCCGTCCGTAAAGCTCGTTATTATTGACGATCTCGTCAGACGAAGCCGGAGCGACCAGGACATCAGCGACATCAATCCACTGTTCGGATTCTATGGGACGGTTGAACTCGTCCGTTCCGCCCTCGGTTATCTCACATAACTGGATCGTAATGCCGTTAATCATCTTCGCTCCCCTCGCTTCCATCAAGCATGATCACGCCGTACCTCTGGCGGCGCAGGCCTAACCGGGCAAGCTCGCTCCGCTTAATGAAGAGCCCGCCGCCCGGATTGGCATACGTGCCGCTTACAGAGTAGCCAAGCGCTGACTGGGAAAACTGGCTCACCGGATCCTGAATTCCGGTAGTAGACGACATGAGCGTCCGCGCCACTACATCGACGGTTACCGACTTTGCCACACTTGTAAGGAACGCACTGGACTCCACCAGCGCATCAAGATCTTTTCCGACCTTTTCCGCTTCGTACCTCAAGCTGTCACAAATGACCGGAATCAGCGCAGTGGCTCGTTCGGTTTCGTCTTCAGACAGTGGGCGCCACAGGCTTTCCACATCGTCGATAGTAGCGTAGTTGCTCATTTTTTCACCACCTTTTTAAGCCTCTTCATGACCGGCTTCTTCGGCTCGCTCGGCGTCTTTGCTTCCGGGATTCTTTCCGGATCCTCTTTCGGATCCGGCGCAGCTGCCAGTTTGTGGCCTGCTGCCAGATATTCCTCGACGCGAGCGTCCGGCACCATCATCGGCGTGCCGGTCAAGGCATTAACCATTTTGACAGACATTAGCCGTTGGTCAGCAGGTTGAAGCAAGACATGTCGGCCCGGAATCCGACTTCGATTTCTGCACGAACCGCGAACATGTTACGCTGCCACAGGTTGATTGTGGTGTTTCCAGAGGTCAGGGTTGCCTGGTCAGACACAGAGATCTGCACATCGTTTACAGTGCCATACATTGCCTGAGACCAGTCGCCGGCGATACCAACTACGTGGTTGGTTGCGTCGTAAACGCCCTTTGCCGTATAGGTCGGAGCGCCGAGGATCTGCGGAATAGCTCCTTCAGCTACGCTGTTGATGAAGATCGGTCTCTTCACATCGTCAACTGCTGCGAGCAGGATGCCGCGACCTGCGGGTGAAATCGCGAAGCCTGTCAGCATACCGCCATGAGCCGCGATGTCGGTATCGGCGGCGACCAGAGCTGCATAAGTTGTCGTGTTGGCAGCGTTGATCTGCTGGCAGGTAGTTCCGGACACAGTGAACTGGTCAAAATTCGTGCCAGGGCTCTGCACTGCGCCAATTACGGTCTGATCGAACTGGAAGCCAAGCGCCCCGGGCAGCCTCTTAACGAGTTCTGCATAAAGTCCACTCGCATCACGAAGGAATTCGTTGGAGAACGGCACGATTACGGCGAGCTTGTAAGCGCTCATCAGCTTTGTGGTGATTCCGGGATTGGCTACCGGCTTATTTTCAGATTCGGCGACCCATTCAGCCACCGGATCGGAAGTGATTACCGGAATGGTTGCGCCAACGCCAGGCAGGTCAATTTTTCTTGCCAGCTGCATGATTGCGCTGGACTCCTGAAGTTTCTGGATAATTTCTGCAGATAATGCAGGCGGAAGACTTCCGGCTGCAAAAGATCCTCTGTTTGTATTAACGGGCATGTTAGTTCCTCCATTTAACGCCCAAGGCGTTCATTGATCCATGCACTGAACTGATCGCCATTACTGGCCCCGGCAGACTTGCTTTCCGCAGACGCAAGCGGCACATTGACGGACTCCATCAGCTTCTTCAGATTCAAAGCGTCAGCTTTGATCTCTTCTTCTGTTCCGCCAGCAAGTCGCTCGCTCATGCCGTAAGGCAGGCCAACCTCGTGAGCTATCCGGCTTTTAACCGCTGCCGTAGCGTAGGAATCAATGGTTTTCTGCTGTTCCGCGATTTTCTTCGCGTCCTCGGCATGTGCATTTACGCTTTCTGTCAGCTCGTTTATCTTCGTCTCATATTCCGCCAGCCGGCTCTTCAGGTCGTCGTAATCGGAATACTTTTCGGCTGCAGCTTCCTTCGCCCTTTTGACGCGTTCACCAATGACTCGGTTCAGCTCTTCCTGTGTCGTGATCGGTTCAAAGTCTTTGTTTTCTTCTGACATTGTTACAATTCCTCCACCTACTTAACCGCGTAGTAGCGTAAATATTTATCAAGCTCAGCGCTCAATAATTGATTTTCTGCGTCCTTTTTGCCTTGCTCTCATTGCAGAGCCAGTATGCGATGATGATCGAATCAAGCACTGCGATCTCTATGCCGTCTCTCTGAGCCTTATACCCAAAGCCTCCATTGCTTCCGATGCCGCGCCGCTCGCAATTTGAAATGACGGTTCTGACCCCGTCCTGCTCCGCGTGCGAAATGCTTCCGTCAGCAATTCCCTGGGTAAACCCTGCGTTCGCAAGAATGAATTGCGATGCATTGATCTTCTGGGCCTTAGGCTTGATCTTGAAGTCGTTCAGATCGTTAATAAGCAGGTCTGCCGGAGCTCCGTCAATGATGATTCCTCCAGGATCGCACCGTCGCAGGAAGTCAATAATCCATGCGGAGCCGTCCCGGATCTGACGGTAGCCCAGGCTTTCGACGAAGATCTTCTTCGCCGCAGTCCTCACGGCAATAGATACGGCTACGTTCGCGGCGTCTTTGCCGTATTTAATTCCGACGTAAATCTTTCCGGACAGCTTCGGTTTTGGGTCGGTCAATGCATCCCATTCCGCCGGATTAATAGCCGACTGCAAGTTATACGTATACCAGTACCCGAGACGCTGGATCATGAAATCCATGTCATCGCCCCGGATCTCCGCCCGAATCTTTCGTTCGTCCAGGTGATACCCCAAAGACGGATTACATTCATACCAGGCGTCAATGTCTGTCCGGTAATCGTCGGGCTTGTAGTCGATTGACCATTCCGCCCAGCCGGTGGCATAAGCGCTTCCGTCAAAAGCCGACGCCCGCATGGCTTCGAAAACGTGCCCGGCGCTGATCGCTGTTGGCGGAGTCCCGCAGAAAAGCGTCTGCGGGTTCGCACTATCGGTCACTGTATAGATCAATGCCGATTCCTGCGCTTCCGTGTACTCCTGCGCCTCGTCGATAACGAGCAGATCAAAGCCTTCGCCCAGTCCGCCGTTTGCGGTCCTTGTTCGAAAGACTATCTTTCCGCCATTATCGCCAAGCACCTCGATGGCCTCCAGGCCGTAAGCCTTCGCCGAGTGAAATGCCTTCTCCGGAAGCTCCTGCGTCGTAAATCGCTTATCAATTTCGGTATATCCGGCATCGACAAGAAATTTCGCCAGACGTCTAAATGCGCTGGATGCCGTCGTTTGTCTGTGCGCCGTGTGGCACATCTGCTCGCCGTGCGTCAGGCCGTACAGCTCACGCATCGCTATGACTTCGTTCTTCCCGTTCCGCCGAGGCACTTCAAAGCCGAATTTTTGGTGAACCCAAAGGCCGTCTGGATCCATTCCCATAATGTCGGCAATAAGAAGCTGTTCCCATGGATAGCACTCGCGCCCTGTGGACTGATAGAGATCTATCGCTTCAAGGCCCGCCGTATCTTCGTAAGGCAATACCACGCTGGCAGTAGGTTCCTGTCTGCCCTTCCGGGCTTCACCATGAACCATTCCTGCCTCCATGAATCATCTAAAATTCCAGCTAGTTCCGTTTCCGGTCCCTCGTTCGACCGTTTTGTTGGTGATGTAATAAATTACGCAATGGCAGCCGTCGTGTCGCTCGAACACGCCTGCGTCATATGCCTCTTGATAGGGCATTCCGTCAGTAGCACGCTCCTTACACCACTCGCATTCCCAGTATTCTTTGTCGTGATGCGCTTCCTGATCGGTCTCCTCGGGATGGAATTCCCGGACGACCAACGTCTCAAAGCCAAGGTTTTCCATGACCTCTGCGTTTGCCCTCATGACCTCGTCAACGTGTGACATTGACAGCGCCTCATATTGGGCGATCAGTTTCTGAGCAATAGCGGAAATGCTGTCGCTCTGCATAATCTCCGAAGCAATTCCGCTTATCCGGTCATAATTGAGCATAGGCACTGCGGGCTTGATCCCAATCCCCAAAGCACTGTTGTTGTGCGTCAGGAACTGCTCCGCCACATCAGCAACAAAGTTGTGGTTTGTCTCGAACCCTCCGACAAGAAGGCTCGTAAGATCCTCCCCGAAGGCGCTGTCATTCAACATCTCGATCAAGGCTTCCGTCGTGATCCTGCCAAGCGTCTTTCCGGAGAGAGCCGAAAGTTCCAACAGATCCTCGGCGATGGCAGTTCCGTCGCGGATCCGCTTGTATAGCATGTCTGTCTTTTTAATCTGCCGGAGGGATGCATTAAATTTTTTCTGCACCACATCGGCAATCATGGTCTGATCCATGTCGCTATACCCCTTTCTGTTTGCTTACCATCCAGTAATATCGTGAAGCTTATCCTCGGTAAAATAGTCAGGATAAGCCTGGGAAATCTTCATCATGGCGTCGCCGATCGCGCCGAGCTGACCGGCGTCAACTTCAAAGATCGGCTCCCACCTGCACTTGGTTTTATAGATCTGGTTCCGGAGATACGGCTGCTTATCCCTGACACATGCGGCAAGATATCCGGTATTTAAGAGCCCAATACCAAAAGTGCGCTGCGCTTTCCGCGCTGCGAGACGCAAATTCTCGTGCTGCGCCCGAATGGCGTCAGAACTCGACGGATTGTTTGTGCTGAAGCCGAGATCATCCAATGTAAGTCCGGTTTCGCCGGCAAAAACAGAAGCTATCGTCCGGAGCTGTTCCGTATACGGGCTCATCGTGGCCTGCTGGAACTGCCCGACAGTCGGTCTGTCGCCTTCGTCGTCCTTTCTGAAGTCGAGCATCGCCGACATGGTGGCCTTCCACGTATCCATTGATTCAGCATCATTCGAAAGCCCGAGAACGTACCTCTGAGGGAATGCATAGAACGCAGCCGAAACTTCCATATCTTTCAGCGTCCTGCGGGCCATCTCCATCTGAGCGATGCAGCTCCTCGTGATCCTGCTCCGCCCAAAAGGTCGCTGCGCATCCGGTCGGTTTATGATCGGGACAAGCAGCGGATACAGCGCAGGATTTTCTACGACCTGCGTAATGCGTCCGTTCTGATAGTAGATCGTTTCGTTGGGCGTAAAGTACGCTTCCAGCGTCGGGATCCCATTGACATCCGTGTCGAGGATCGCATAGCCTTCCTTCAGCATCCAACTGATGTCGTCAATAATGCCGGTTGCTTTGGATCCATCAATGACCTGCATCCTCGGATATCCGGCAGGATCCTTCGAGATATAGATAAAGCTGCATGAGCTGATCAGGGCGGACAAAATCGCTGACTGCGTCAAGATGTCTTTGTTGTTCATGTTGAAAAGATCGTTCATGTTGAAGACATCATTGGCGAATTCATTAAAAACAAGTCTGTCAGCGACGCAATCGACAGCCTTTGCGCACCAGCCAAGCACCTCATTCATATAGCGGAAGTGCGGGGGTATGTGGTCCGTGTCAATGTCCACCATGGCGGCCTTCATGTCGTAATAACGGTATCTTGTCAGCACTCTGGCATGCTTGCTGGACAGCTTAGACTTCAAATAATCAATACCCATTAAATTAGGCATAACTTCATCCTCGATATGTGTATAAAAAGTCCCA